GCCAAGGCGGCTACGACGGGCGCGACTTCCGGGGTGGCGATGACTTCGACCACGGGGGCCGCTTCAATTTTCTCGACGATAGGTGCTTCGATCATTTGTAGTTTTTGGATGTCAACTGCACAGAACGCAGAAAAAAGCCCTGCGCTGTTTGCGGCGGGCGTGGAAACTACGGAAATATCAAATATCTCATCTACCCTGGCGTAGCGGTTGCCACCCACTTCTGCGGGCACGCCGCTGAATGTGAGGGACAAGCCAAATCCTTCGGGCAGTTCCTTGGCTAGGTGCTGGACGAACTGGGCTTGGGTGGTGCTGAAGAGGGTGAGATCGCCCATAAGCCGATCCCCTTTGATGACGAAGCTGTCGATGTAGCCGAGGATGCCGTCGACCTGGGCGCCGTGGCCCATGGTGACTTTGATCCGCTTCATGGTTTGCGCTACGGCGAGCGCTTGTTCGAGGGAGGTTTGGTCGATAAGGAGGTCGTGGCCTTTGGCCTCGCCTACAGTTAAGATGGAAACGGACGGGAGTTTGTTGGCCATACTCGGCCAGCGCGTGTCAAATTACTTCTTTTTCTTAGCTTTGGCCTTACCGATGCCGAGGGCAGTGACGATCATGTTGAGCTCTTTGGCACTCAAGTTAAAGTCGGGTGCGTCGTCGGGCATGATAAAGGATGGGGCGGCCAGCTGCTCGGGCACGCTGTTGGGGCCGGGCTTAATCTCGTTCGGATCGGTGATGATATCGTTAGGGGTGGTGGTGTCGGTGGCAGTAGCGTCGTCCTTTGGTTCCTCTGGGATCGGCGCTTCGTCTGGGGCGGATTCAATCGGGGCTTCTGTAGGAGCAAGCGAAGCAGATGCATTTCCTTGCGCGATTTTTGCAGCGTCTTCTTTGTTTAAACCAAACACGGTGACCAAAATAACCTCAGCTTGGCCTGCTGTAATTTGTCCGCTTCCTAGCGATTGTAAAATTGCTGTAAGAGACTGAGCGCCGCCCACCCCGATTTTTGTGATAAGAGGTTCGGCTGCGACTTCCACGCCTCCGCTTATGTATGTTTTCTCAACTTTAATCTGGTTAACTTGCTCAACCCAATCCTCTCCTAATTCTCCGTGGTAGGTTTGTAGACTTATCAGGCCCGCCTTATAGCTCTCGCGTGCCTGCATTTCCTCGCGCCCTGCGTCCACGGTCAGACTCTTAGGAGTCTGCCAGGATACTTTCCGATAATCTTCTGCGGGCGGTAGATCCCCGTTAGCGATCGCCCGGCCAATAAAGTACGCCCATGACCTGTTGCAGAATCGATCGACTAAAAGACGTTGGCGTTGCTCAAATCTGCGCTGTGCCTTTGCCACAATGAATCGCATCCCTGCCCCACCGACGCTGGCTGGGTCGTAAACAAACTCGATCGGTAGACCAAGACCCATGGCCACGTCGCGGATTAGGAACTTGGCAAATGGTTCAAAGCCGTTGTTGGGACGGTTGGGTGCGACCATCTCGATCTTTTCCCCAGGGGCGAGTCGCGGGATGGTGGCGGAGCTGGTGATCTGTTCGCGGGCGATGCTGGTGTCGCCTGTGTCGACGGGTTGGATGTTACCAAAGAATCCGCCGCTGTTGGCGAGGGCGTCGCCTTCGTTAGACGTGATGACGGCGGCGATCGATCCCTGCAACTTGAGCGCGTCTTTTTCAAACTCGCCCAAGAGTTTCAGATCGCGTACGTGATTGAGGGCGCGGGCCAAGTTAGATCCGCCACGGATCTGGTCGGGACGTTCCATCTCCATTAAATGAATAACAAGATCTGCGTTTATTTTTCGGTAGGTGTCGCCGAGCTCGAGCAGGTAGGCGGTAGGCTCGCCCATCTTGCCGAGGAAAACGCCGTCGGTGGATTCGTAGTTGTCGCCTTCGCAAACTCTGTGACCTTCAACGACTTGTAATTTTCCCTTGTCGGTCATGATGACGAACACGTCGCCGTCTACGTCGATCGATCGGCTGAGTGCTAAGAGGAGATCTGTCCAAGTCATCCGGCCCGTGACTTCTGGATTAGGTGCCACTACGTCTTGCCAATACTGCTCGGCCAGCTTGCCAAACTCTACATCTGTGCCGCGATATTGTGGGCGGAGCCCTGGGCCGACGGAGTAGGCGGCGATTGAATCGACGGCGCCTTTAATTAGGCCGACGTTTCGGTACATGTGCCGGGCAAGCTTAAGAAGTTCCGTTCTTGTCCATTCGCTTAAATCCAGTGACGAATCGCGAGCGTGCGCACCGTAGATGACTGGGCGTTTGCGGGAAAATCCTGCCGCCTCGTAAGGCTGGAAGGTGGAGATCCCAGAACCAAATCCTGCGCTAAAGCTTTTGATGCCTGCGCCTAGCCGACGAACGAGGGAGACGCCGGCCATGTTAGCTGTCGATCAGAGAACTGAAGTCCGCTGTGGTTCGGGTAAGGGTGCGGCCGCCGAGGTAGTCGATGGCGCTTTGAAAAAGTTCAACGCGGTCGGTAGGCTTAAGATCAATCTGGAAGCTGGCGGATTGGCCACCGGCTGAAGATCCTACCAGCGCTCGGCCGGAGGCGGCGCCGCTCATGGCGGTGTTGCGGTCAGCGGCGAGTGATGTAAGGGCGGACGCAGTCACCCCGCTTGCTTGCGCTAAGTAATCGGTGGCGACTGCCCGGATCAGTCTGCGGGAAAGGGCGGCCATTGTGTTTGCTACGTGTCAACAGACGGGTACCCTGTAGGTATGGATTGGCGCGATAAGTTTTGGTCCAGTGATTTCATCGACGCCGTTAGGTCGGTTGATCCTGTAATTTACAATACGTTGCTGTGGGTCGCCGTAATTGCCTACATCTGTATTTGGATCGGCAAGAAGCGGGCGTTGAATCGGGCGTTGGCCAACGTGGAAGAGTGCAAGAGGCAGGAGGCGCTTGAGTTACAAAGGAAAATCCTAGAGCAGCTAGAGCAAAGTAATCTCAGCCAAGAAAAGCAAAACGAGATTATTTCAAAGACGAATCCGGGGTTAAATTAGCTTCTTGGATTGCTGCTGGATCTGCATTGATTAACCCGTGGAGCAAGGCTCCGACCACGCCCATCAGTTCCGAATCGAGTAAGTGGTTCTGCTTTTTAACTTGTTTCCAAATCACACGCACCCGCCCTGTCATGGGGTTCCTAACTTCTTTCTTAATCTCTGATGTGATGTGCTCTTGATAAACTGCTGGCACGTCGTCTGGCACTAGGAAAGATCCAGACAGGCGAAGGGTGAGGAGCATGTCTTTGACGGCTGGGTTGCTCCATTTAAATACGCGGGCGTAACGACGCGTGAGCCCAGTGGTGTCCCCTGCCTTGCCCGCTAGCGGATCTCCGACGCTGACCGGGCTGAATGGGCGATTGGCTCGGCCGCCTTTTGTAAAGTGGGCAAAGTGCTTTAGGTCAGATCCCCAAAGGCAGACCCAACCAAAGCGGCATGCGTTCCAGTACACGGATCTAGTTTGATCGGCCGCGTCGCAAAAGACGTTCTCATCAGGGACGGCAAACTCGAGCTGCTTGGCGCGTAGCTCATCCCAGCTCTCAAGGCGGCCGCACCAAAGCAGTCGCGATCCTGCGTTAGCCTGCCACGCCCTTACCACGACCCAGCAGTGCCAGCCGCCGCTCTCCTGAATGTCGGCAGAGACAATCACCTTGCTACCGATGGGGGCCGGCTCGCCCATTCGGTATCCTCCAAAACTAGCGCCTGTTTGTTGCTCCTCGTTTTGTTCTACCCAAGGCTCAGCTAGGACTCTGTTCACAAAGTCCTGCAGTCCAATAAGGCCGTTGGATCGATCTTGTAGAAATTTTACAGCCAACTGCCCAAACGTAGACCAGCTGGAATAGATGGCTGAGAGGTGATAGGACCGGCGCCCTGGCTCGGCGATGGGATTGGTGGCACGCCATTCGCCTTTCCTTAAGGATGCGGATTTTTGCCCGTCCGATATTTTACCCTGGCATTTTTCGCACTCGTAGTGGGCGGTGTTCCTAACTTGGATCATGTCCCATCCGTTTTCGGTTTTCCCGTCCCACTTTACCTGCGACCAAACTAGGCGCTGATATTCGCCACAGTGCGGGCATGGGATAAAATAATACCGCATATCCCCTTTAAGCCACTCGATCCAGATCGGCCCCTCCTCGATTGTTGGAGTGCTGGTCTTTACGCGAAGGGCGGTGGGATAGGTAGAGGTGCGGGCCTCGGCTAGTTGAACGGCACCGCTTTCCCGTTTGCCCGCGTCGGCCATCTTATCGACTTCGTCCATTATTAAAAAACGGACGGCGCGTGATGCCAGATTCGCCGGGCTGTTACTGCCGACAAACCAAAGGCTCATTTTGTCGTAGTGCTGTTCCAGTAGCTTGAACTTGTCTAGGTCGTTCGGCTTGTGAGCGGCTAAGGCTGGGCAATCGTCCACCAAGGGAATCCATCGCGTCTCTGAAAAGCTCCGAGCCATGCTCTCACTTGGCGCCACCCACATGGTCGGGGCAGGATCGCGGTCTAAAACGTACGCTATGCCAGCGAGGATGGTCTGTGTCTTTGCGGTTTGAGCCGCCCATACCAAGGTCAAGTCCCTAACGTTTGTTCTGCCAAAGCACTCTAGCGGCTCGCGGCAGTATGGGGTGGTGATCGTCCTGTAGGGGCCGGGGCTGTTGGTTGTTCGAGGGCTAAGGACTAGGTTCCTCTCTGCCCACTCTACCGGCCCAAGCTTCTCCCTTGGCAGTAGGTAGGATCTGATCATCCTTCCGATCTCTGCCTTATCCAGTGCGCTCAAGAAAACGCGCCTTCCGCCTTTTCGATTTGCACAAAGATCTGAGCCACCCCGTCCTCAAGCACCTGCCTTGCAAGGTCGGAGTCGGCTGGATTGCACTTACCGGCCAAGGAGGCGGGCAACGAATCAATTAACTGCCGCAGGCCGCCGAGGTGTCTAGCAAACACTTCGTTTATTTCATCAAGGCCAACGGTGGTGCGGCTCTTGGTCTCATAGTCAAATAGCTGTCTTTCAGCCTCTGATACTGCCTTCTGTGCGTCGCGCCACGCCTGCGCGGCCGTCTTAATTTCGATCGGTATTCCGCGCGTGATTGCCTCGGTCATCACCTTGTAGCAGCCCTCCTCGGCGTCGCGTGCCCTCTGTCTTGCTAGTAAAGGATTTCCAGACGCCCCGCCTGTCATGGAAATGGATTGCGGAGCGGTTTTAGGCGACTGCTTTTTGGATCTCATCCGATTTCGCTGTAGCCAGATCTTAGCGTTTTCAACGTCGGTCACTGGCATGCCCTTCTTTTTCATAAGAGACAGTTGCCCAGGGTCCATCCCAAGCTGCCGAGAGAGCTCAATTTGGGTCATTTTTGTTGACATAAGTCCTTGAATTTCAACGATCGGTTAAAACACTCGCCTCACGGAACCTGATTGCTTTTTGAGTAAAA